TTAGCTTGAACGGATAAAAGTCATGAGCTGATCCACGATTTCAACACGTTGATTGTCATTGATGTGGGTATACATATCAAGAGTGGTTTGGACATTGTTATGACCTAATCTGTCCGAAATGATTTTGGCTGTAACACCAGCTTCAAAGAGGAGAGAAGCGTGTGTATGTCTAAAGCCGTGAGGCGTAATTTTTTTGATATCATTGTGTTCACAAAAGAATCTTCTAAGTCTCTCTTTCACAGCTGAGGGAGAAATCCATCCTCCGAAACTATTCGTGAAGAGATAATTCGAATCATGCTTATAAGGAACACTAGCCTGAAAATATTCTTTTATTTGCTGACGCTTCCAGAGTTTCAAAATATTCAGAGTTTCATCATCTAAAGTGATAACCCTCTTACTCATTTTGGTTTTAGGGTCCTGAACAGTTTGTTTTTTATTGACAATGACTGCAGTCCGAGAAATGCTTAATCGTTTATTTTCAAAATCAACATCTGACCACATGAGTCCAAGCGCCTCACCACATCTCAAACCTGTAAAAGCTAGTAAGTGATAAAAGGTATACTCTACTTGTTTACAATCTTCTTTGCAAACTTTAAGAAATTCTGTTAGCTCCTGTTTTGTATAGTGGTTCTCTTTGGCCTTTAAGGGCCTATTTTTAGGCTTGATAATCTTGTCTAAGGGATTTGACTTAATAATGTCAATAGAAGTGGCATACTTGAAAATACGGCTGATGACAGAGTAGTAATTGGCATAGAGGATATAGCGATTACTTAACTGGATAGCAACTTTTTGACAATAAGCTACACTGATCTGCTGGATTTTCATATCTGTAAAATACAAGTCAATCATAACATCAAGTTTTTTCTTAACGTTCTGATAGGTTGTTGGTTTTACAGTACTCTTATAGCTATCAAGCCATAACTCAGCGACTTCAGCGAAAGTAGGATTCTGGAAATCTTCATTGTTTGAAAAACCATTTTCTTCAACATCTAAGAGAAGGTCACGTTCGGCAGCTTTTGCCTCTTTAATGGTTTTAAAACCACGGCGTGTTGTGCGTTTTTCTTTTCCAGTAGCTGGGTCTATGCCCAGATAGGTTTGAAAGAGATATCTAGTCTCTCCTTTTTTTGTAATATATTTTTTTATCATAAAAAAGTCCTTTCTTTTCTATTGCTTGCCCGCATAGTTGAAAAGGTGTAGAACTTATGATAAACTATAGGTGTATTTTTTTATCGTCCTTTCCATTGCTTGCTAGATGGAAAGTTGAATCCTCACACTCAATGTGTGGGGATTTTTTGTTTTAAAAAGGGAAGCAACTGTTAAGTTACTTCCCCTGGCACGCTAAGGTGCAAAGTCTAAAATTATGAGGGTTTGCCTCTAAGTAACTTAATTATAGTTCAATTTATAAATGCTGTCAACAATCTACTCAAACCCTTTGAAACTTTCTAAAATCTTATCTTTTGAGTCTGTAGCATTAAGCACTAAAACAACATAATTCCCGTAGATATAAGCAGGGTGCCCGATTAACTCTTTTTCTTTCTTAGCTTCTTCAAACATTGGGTTCTTATCGTAATATTCGTAAACCTCTACAGCAGTATCATCTTCTAAGATGAATCCTTTTCCTGATTCGGCTTGAATAAGACTAGCTTCTTTTGAGATTTCTTCTTTGATAGTGAAGCCATTGCTTTCTAGTGCTTTTTTAAAATCGTCTAAGCTAGTAGCCTTTTTAGAAGCAGGTTTGTCGTTTGCTTTGGTTTGCTCCGTTTTTGGTTGCTCCGAGCTATCTTTGGCAGCCGATTGGTTGTTAGAGCAGGCTACTAGAACAGTAGCAGTAAGCAAGATTGCTGATGTGGTCAGTAGTTTTTTCATGGGTATTCTCCTTTTTTAAGTGAGTGTAGATTCGATTCGTAGAGTTTCTCTATATTGTTCAGCAACAGCAACATCGGTAAAATGTACCGTATTGTTAAATTCTTTGTGTACTAAATCTTTGATTTCTTCTAAGTTTACTCGGAAGAACTCTTTACGAGAATTTACTTTGTTGACTTCTTGTTTTCTAAAATAGTTGTGTAAAGTTGTTTCAAGAGCAGGAGCATCTTCGCTGAAAATTAGAGCGTGTACGTCAAACGGGAATGGAACAGAAGCACTGCTCAATTCAGAGATACGATCCATTGGTTCAAGACGTCTTGTCATACCAATTTTATAAACATTTTCTCCGAAAGAGCCAATATTAGAGATGATGTAGACGAATCCAGCACGAGTATTGGTTTCTCGATTTTCAACATCTTTTTTGTCTTTTTCCAATTCTTTGATTTTATCTTCTAGTTCTTTAATCTTATCTGCATAAAGTTCTTTCTCGATATCTGTATTAGATGACTCTAGATACTTCATGAGTTTAACAACTTCATTTCTGAATTGGTTTTCCTCTTTGAGGATTTTATCTTTTTGAGTTTGAAGCTCTTTCTCTACCCGTTGTTGTTCTCTCATTTCCTCTTTTTTAGCTTTCAATAATTCACGTTCTTGCTCGAGAACATAATAGTATTTATATGTTGCATCTAGCTTTTCCAATTTAATATTTAGCAATTCTTTTGTGATTTGAACATTATCGATAGAGAATAATCTATTTAACGTTGAGAATGTATTAGTAATCTTGTTGCGGTAAGTATCAACATTGTTCATTCTTACATTAGTCAAGTAATAATCTGTTTCAGCATTAAATGCACGCAACAATTTTTTAGATTGTTTTTCACGTTTCTTGTAATCATCATAAGAAGTAGAGCGACAAGCTTTTCCGTCTGCAATCAATTCCTTTTCTTTTATTTGAAGAATAGATAATGTATTTTTTAACTCGTTAGAAGTAATATTGTCAGTAAAGTCTACAGTCGTTTCTTGAGCGATAACGATATTAGATTTTTCTTTCAATATCGCTTCATAATCTTTTTCTTCTTGTTTAAGTTTTTCTACTTTCCTACTCAATTCTTTCAAAGACGCTTTTAGGGAATATTTCTCTTGAAGAGCATTCTCTTTGATTTCTTCAGCTTCCTGTTTGGCATTCTCCAGAATTTCCTCAGCTTGATTTTGTGCTTCTATAAGAATATCATCTGCTTTATCTATGTTTTCAAATAAATCTATCTCTTTATTAGCTTGAGAAAGAATCTTATCAGCTTCTTCTTTAGCGGATTGTAAAATCATTTCCGCTTCTTTTTTACTATCAAGTATGACTTCGTATTGAGAAAGTTCGTTGAACTTCTCTTTTGATATTAAATTGTATTTCTTAGATCTTTTGTAAATAAATAGCAGACCCAATAAGGTTGATATGAACATCGTCACAGGCCATGCTAACAGTAATATAGCAATAAACCAAGGTTGATAACGTAGTGGAATGCGTTCTTTCATAATAAACTCCTTAAAATAAGATTACATTTTATTTCTCTCTATAAATGCTTACGACTTCTCCAATAATTTGGATGTCGTCGTTCATTTTACTTTTATGATTTTTGCCTTTTTAACTACTCCTTTTATTTACTCTTTTATTTTTTTAAAATTTTATTCTGCTCTTCTAAAAGCTCTATGATTCTATCCAGTTTCTTAACAGTCTCATTTTGGGCGTTCAATAACGCGCGTGACATTTTCATGTCTGCGATACCGAGAGCCTTCATACTGTCATTATGACTATCTATATTATCGTTTACGCCGAAATTATAGGTATTGGTATTGCCACTTCCAGCATCTAATCCGTTTACGCCGTGATTGTCGCCGTGGATGATGTTTGTGCTAGAAGGTTTTCTGGGAACGTCGAATCCGAGAAGCCAAGCTTCGCTTACACCGAAAGTTTTTGCTAAAAGCACCAGTTTATCTTGGTCTGGGTTTGATTTCCCACTTATATATTGAGAAAGTGCGCTTTTGCCCATCTTTACATCCAGCTCTTTTTGAAAAGGTTTAGATTTTTCTAGTATCTCAACTTGTTTCAATCCTGTCTCGGCTATTAGCTGTCTCAACCTGTTAGTAGTAGTTTCTTTCATAATACTTTTTCCTCTCTATCTATATTATACTGAGTTTTTTTAAAAAGTAAATAAAAAAAGTTCAAAAAAATTGAATTTTCCTCTTGACAAAGTTCAAGCTTGTGTTATAATAGGTTTATAAAAGTTCAAACTTCTTGAACAAATAAAGAAAGGAGATAATATGGTTTTTAATTATTCAAAATTAAACGGGCGTATTGTAGAGTGTTTTGGATCGCAAGCAAAATTCGCTGAAGCAATGGGTATTTCAGAGCACAGTATATCCCAAAAGGTCAACAATAAGACAACTTGGAAAAATACCGAAATCCATAAAGCTTGTGGATTGCTTGAAATATCAAACGCTGACGTTTGGGAATATTTTTTTAATCGATAAGTTCAAGTTTATTGAACAAATAGAGAAAGGAGATTGTATGACAGACTTTAAAAATTTAGATTGTCAATTTATCTTTCAAGAATGCGACTGAAAATTATACTGCTGTTAGTAATAGCTTTATCAACGACCCTGCGCTAGGTTTTACAGCTGTTGGTATTATGATGGTGGTGCTGGCTAATCACCCAAACTGGCAAGTCTATCCAGAGGAGATAGCCAAGCGAAAAGGTGTTGGTCGGGATATGGTAGATAGGTATTTCAAGAAGATAGAGAAGGCTGGTTATCTCAGAACTTTTAAAAAGAGTCTCGGACGAGGTAAAGGAGTTCAGACATTTCGGTTCTTCTCAGATGTTAAAATTACCGATTTTCAATTTGAAATTATGCTACAGAGATTGGAGGAAGCTTTACAAAAGTTATCCACAAATTAGCAGTTACATTTCCTTGTTTTACAAATCTGTATTTTACAAATCTGTATTTTACAAATCTGTAAAATAAGGCACTAATAAATACTAACTAACAACAAGTATTAAATAACAATAAATATTAATTAACAACAAGTCCTACTTCTCTAAATAAATAAAAGAGAGGGTAGAAAAAATAATACAAAGGAGAAAGAAATGAGACCAATAGGATATCGGCTTAATGTTGAAGTTTCTGGTGTTGAAGAATTAAAGGAAGCTTGTAAAGAAGTATCAAAAAAAGCCGAAGAATTGCAAGAAGCTATTAATCGGCTCAGTGAGATTGAACTCAGGGCGCTTGAAAGTAAGACTTTTTGACAACAACACAAAAAGCACCTGACGGCAATCAGGCACTTACTTAAACAATTTAAACCATTATATCACAAAAATGCTTGCCCGCATAGTTGAGAGGATGTAAAAAAATGGAAGGTATAACATTACAATTACGATTGGACGGTGAAAGTGCTGAATTGTTCACCAATCAATTATTGGCTTTTGCTGAAAAGCAGGTCAAGGAGCAGTTAGAGAATGATCGCATGCCAATCAATCAACAAGCTTTGATGAAGAAGTTCGGCTTCACTCATGGCTATGTTAAGCAGTTAGAACGCAAAGGATTAAGATTTCGTAAGCAAGGGAAAGATATTATGTACGATGTCAATGATGTTTATGAGATTTTGGAATTAGAGAAAGAAGTACGAAAATTAAGAGCATAAGGAGATAAAAATGTTTGAACCACCATTATTAAACCAGCTTTTAGGAATTGGCGCAGTTATTTTAGGATTTTTTGCAGCAGGGATTCACGTTCATCAGTTAGAAAAGCAAAAAGAGGAAGAAAGACGACTTCAAGAAGAACAGGATACGCAAGTGATTAGAGCTTGCAATGAATTGCTTGAAATGGGTCGTGAGATTGAAAGAGAACAAATCCGCAAGAATATCCGTAGAGAGTTCAAGGGCTTCACGTTTGACAATGAACCGCCTCAAGGATTGCGTCCAGAGCCATTAGCTTTGCCAGAACCACGAAGATCACGCTATGCAAAGTATTTGGGGTAGAGCAAAGGAGACGCTAATGACTAGAATTGAACTTGAAAACCGTGTATGGCTTTTGGCCAATCATGAAGAAAAAAACGAATTGCTGGATCTTGGGCTAACATCCAAGGCTAGATATGTGAAGCGAGTGCTTGAGCTTGGAAAGGTGTATGCTCATGTTTGATTATGACAGAGATATAATGCAACCGCCTGAAGAACGAGAAGAACTTGACCCAAGCCAATACATCTATGTTGGATGTGGACAGTATCGATATGTGGGTGATGAAATATGATTCAGGAGCTACACGAAGAAATCGACAACTGGCGAGCTGAGTATATTCATCTTGGCCGGGAACTCGGAGGAATTATCAACGAACAACAGGATATTATTTTGAAATTGCAAAATGAAAACAGGCGCTTAAAGCGTGAAAATTGGAATTTGAAGAAGACGAAAGGTAGAAGATGAGCTCTTAGAGGCCTCTAAAGTCGCCTGTATTCGATTTTAAGAAGCAGGTATATAAATTATCGAACGAAGAACAAAAAACGGAAATAGACCCCAAATGTGAAGGATGAGGGGTATAGGAGAGAAACGATGGCAACACTTTACGAATTGACAGGACAATTTCTTGATATCTATAACATGGAATTGGACGAAGAAACAAAACTAGATACATTGGATTCTATCGATTGGGAAACTGAGTACGAAACCAAGGTTGAAAACTATATCAAGGTTATGAAGAATATCGATGCGGACGTTGAGGCTCGTAAGAATGAAATTAAGCGCTTGATGGAGCTAAACAAGGCAGATGAGAAGAAGAAAGAACACTTGAAAGATACTCTTTCAGCAAGCATGAGCCTGACAGGTCATGAACGTGTTGACACACCACTTTTCAAGGTATCGTTTAGAAAATCTCAAGCCGTGGAGGTAGACGAAACAGTCTTGCCAGAAGCCTACAAGATAGCAACGTGGAAAGCTGACAAGAAACGCTTGAAAGAGGACTTGAAGAATGGTCTTGAAATCATTGGTGCCAGCTTGGTTGAACGTAAGAACTTGAGTATCAGATAGGAGTTAGAATCACATGACAGAAAAAACTATGGGTATTTATGAAAAACTAGCGAATATCCAAAATGAGTTGAAAGCTCCTAAAAATCAGTACAACTCATTTGGTAAGTACAACTATCGAAATGCAGAAGACATTGAAGAAGCGTTGAAACCTATCTGCTTGAAACATCGTGCAACGTGCTTGATTTCAGAAGTATCAACTGAAGAATTGGCAGGGGAGCTTATCACGAAAGTTACTGTTTCGCTAACGGATTGGGATAGTGACAACGTGGTTACAGTTACAGGACGGGCGAGAGAAGAGCGCACAAAAAAAGGGATGGATGCTTCTCAAGTTTCTGGAGGCGCTCAAAGTTACGCAACTAAATATGCTTTGAGTCAAATGTTTTTGATTGACGATAGCAAAGATGCAGACACAGACGCAGATTACATTCAAAGTGGACGAGCAAACCAATCAAAGAAACAAGCGCCAAATAAAGCTGATGATCCTGTTATCTCAGTTGAGAAAGCAAACTACTACTTGAAAGAAATTGCTGCTATTTCTGCTGAAAAAGGCAAAGAGGATGGTTCTATCGTTAAATGGTTCTTGAACCATCTTGGAGTAGTTGATTATAAGATGATTAAGCAATCTCAGATTGAAGATGCGGATATGTTGCTTAATAAATTGAAAGGAAATTAGAAAATGTTGAATAATGTCGTATTAGTTGGTCGGTTGACCAGAGATGCAGAATTAAAATACACTCCGTCAAATGTAGCAGTTGCTACATTTACTCTTGCAGTGAATCGCACATTTAAAAGCGAGAATGGAGAACGTGAAGCTGACTTTATCAATTGCGTTATGTGGCGCAAGCAGGCTGAAAACCTTGCTAACTGGGCTAAGAAGGGCGCTTTAATCGGAATCACAGGACGCATTCAGACTCGGACTTATGACAACCAACAAGGTCAACGTGTCTATGTGACAGAGGTTGTGGCTGAGAATTTCCAGATGATGGAATTCAAACAAGACAACAGTCAACCAGTAGTTGACAGTCAACCGCAGCAAGCGCCTAATTTTGCTAGAAATTCAAATCCGATGGATATTTCTGATGACGATTTGCCATTCTAGGTGATTGAAAGTGATTATTAAATTAAAAAGCGAGGAAAGAATGAAAATCTATATTGAACAAGATGACGTAAAATTGAGTTTTGAACGAGCGCAGGAACTTGATTATCAAACCTTATTCAAAGCCTATCAAATGGTTACAGGATCTGATGAAATTCTTGAGGATTTAAGTCAGAAAGAGCCTGAGAATACAGGGACCGTTTTAAAAATTGATGCTGAAAAACTATCTGAAATCAATCCTGTCAATATCAAAGAAGCCACAGACAGATTGTCTGCAAAATTTAGCGGAAGTCCAGCGGTTTCGCAGAAATCAAGCGAGAAAGTAGATGTTGATTTACAATGTCCATTTTGCGGATGTGCGAAGCGGTGGAAAGTCCCATCTTACTTTAAATTCATGAATTGCCCTGACTGCCAAGGTTCAATTTTCTTGTCTTGGGCGACAGGAGTTAAAGGGGAATTGGATGAAAATGGATTTTATTTCAGAGGTGACAGCCCGATGAAATTTAAAGAGCAGACAGATGAATTCGAGGATATGTTTGCTATTGAAGAATCAAAATAA